GTTGTATGGGATGTGTTTTTGAAAATGAATTAGTAGCTGTTGCAATAATTTTATTTTTATAAACTAAAATTGCTGCAATTTTATAGTGAGGATGGTCACTATATTCAGTTAATAAATCAGTAAATGCCATATAATTTTCAGTTTTCATGTAAATAATATAAACAATTTAAATCAATTTGTCAATAATTATTTTAAATAAATATTATTAATCCATTATATTTATCTAATTCTAACATTTTTTAATAGTCATAATATTATTCTTTTAAAAATTATACCACCATTCATTTGTTTTTTCAATATCTAAATTACCAAAAATATTAATTTTTTTTCTTAAATTTATAAGTTTTTCTTTTAACTTGTTTTTACATTTTTTTGTGAGAAAATATCTATTCATTAAATTTTTAAAAATTAAATTACTAAAATAACTATAATATTCATCAAAATTTTTTTCTAATATAAATGCATATTTTGCTTCTTGATTATATGCTAACCATTCTTCTTCCATTCTAAATGATGGAAATAATATATACTTAATATACCATAATAAACTATTTCTTGAAATATGTACTTTTTCATGTTCAATTATAAAATTAATAAATGGAGAATTTTTAACAATTATTATATTAAAAAATGTAAATCCATTTATTCTAAATGGTAAATAATTAACTTTAATTATTTTAATTTTTTTCATGTTTTATAATATATTCAATATAATTTTTATATTCTTCAATTTCTTCATCTGTAAACTCATTTTCTTTTGCTAGTTTTTTACCATCTTTTAACCATTCTTTAAATACTAACTCCTTACATCCAATTTTTATATAACCCAGTTTGCTATTGTAAACTGAATATTTACTTCCTTGAATATATAAAGGTGACTTAGTCCATACACCACCAGAAATTTTAGCATTACCATAAATACTAGCATTACCAGAAATATAAACAGCACCAGAAACTTGAGCATAACCAGAAATTTTAGCATTACCAAAAATTTTAGCATTAATAGAAATCCAAGCATTACCAAAAATTTCAGCATTACCAGAAATTTCAGCATCACCTGAAATACAAGCATTACCAGAAATACAAGCAGCATCAAAAATTTTAGCATTACTAGAAATCCAAGCATTACCAGAAATTTCAGCATTTTTAAAAATCCAACAATCACCTTCTTGTGATAAATTATTTTCATTTTCTACTAAACCACCAAAATCACCAACTTTAACTCCAATACTTGGTATATCTTTTAATGCCTGTATTCTATAATATTTACCTTCTGGTACCATACTATACTTCATTTTTTATTATTCCTTTAAAATATTTTCATACGAAATCTAAAAAATTTTAAAAAACGATTATTTTTAAAATTAGTAGGAATTTGGAGTATATAATGAGCATGAATTTTTTTACCAATCCAAAAATACAATCCACCATATGATTTCTTTTTAGTTATCATTTTATATATAATTCCAATTATTTAATTTTTAAAATATTATACACCATACCATAAATCATCATCTAAAAAATCAATTTGTTTTGAAATTTTTGAAATTGTAAAAAACACAATTCCAGTTAAAGTTATTAAAATACTTATAATTATTACTATTTTTTTCATATTTCCTTCTTATTTAAAAAATTTTATTCATTTTATTTTTAAAAAATTCTTTTAACATTATAATTTTTTAACCTGAAGAATCAATTGATTTTATATAACCACATTTTTTACATATTGAATTATGTATACACATTCCTTTAATAAGATGAAATTTATTATATTCATCTTCTGTTGGTTCACGAAACTCATGTTGGCAAATTTCAAATTTATAATATTTAATTTTTTTATTTTTATAATCTGCGCTAATACCAAACCCATATCCATTTGATAAAAGAAATAATTTAACATTTAAAAAATATATATAATTTTTATTTCTATCTAATATAATTTGTCTTGATTCAGTATGAATAGATGTATAAACAAAAAATTCGGAATTACAAAATTCGGTTTCATTTATTTCCCGAAAATTTGGAGGAGCATCATTAAAGTTACCTGGAATTTCTTTAAAATTCATAATTAACTTCAAATTTTAATAAGTTCATTTTTACCTCTACGAGTTATAATATATTCAAATTCATTTCTAAAATTGCATATTTTATTATCAAAACAAAGAATTGTTTCAAAAAATTTAAAAACTAAATTACCATTTTCAGTCATATTAACAAATTCAAAAGTATTATTTTTATCATTTTCAAAAGATTTTAATTCATTAATTCTTTTGACTTGTGATGGTACAATGTCGTCAGGTATTAAATTAAAATTCAAAATCATTTTGTTTCCTTTTTAAATTGTTATTGTTTTATTATTAATTACAATATAACACTTTCAAGGAACATTGTCAACTATTATTTTTAATATAATCAATAGTTTTTTGTAAACCAGTATTTATTTTAATTTTAGGTTCCCAATTTAATTTTCTTATTTTTGAATCATCAATAGCATATCTAAAATCGTGGCCTAATCTATCAGTAATAAATTCAACTTTATTTTCAAAATCTTTTTGTGAATTTAATCCATACATAAGATATAAAATACGTTTAATTAAATTTACATTAGTAATTTCATCAATACCAGAAATATTATAACATTTATTTTTTTCTCCTTTAGTGAATATTTTCCAGATAGCTTCACAGTGGTCATCTACATAAATCCAGTTTCTTTTATTTTTTCCTTCGCCATATACTGGAATTTTTATATTATTTAAAAGTGAATTAATAATAGTTGGAATAAATTTTTCTTTATGTTGGTTTGGACCATAATTATTTGTACAATATGAAATATTATAATTTAAACCATATGTTTTATTATATGATTTTATTAATAAATCAGCACCTGCTTTTGAAGCAGAATATGGTGAACTTGGATTATAAACATCAGATTCTTTAAAAAATTTACCAGGGTGAGCAGAACCAAATACTTCATCTGTTGAAATGTGATATAAATAAATTTTATTATTTCTACACAATTCAAGTAAACAATGTACTCCATTATAATTTGAGTGAATAAAATTTTTGGAATTTGATATTGAATTATCTACATGAGTCTCAGCAGCAAAATTGAATATTATATCTATATTATATTTTTTTATTATTTCATTCATTTTATTATAATAATTAATGTCTACTTGATAAAATTTAAATTTGTCTTTATATAAATCTAAATAAGATAAATTTGAAGCATATGTAAGTTTATCAACAATTACAATTTCATTATATAATGAACTATATTTTTCAATTAGCATTTTTACAAAGTTTGAGCCTATAAAACCTGCAGCACCAGTTATTAATATATTATTCATTTTCAACCTCGAATTTTAAAAGTTCTAAATCATATTCATTAATACCACATTCTTTACACTGATCAAATAATAAAGATACATATTCACAGTCATTATCTCCATATCCTAAATAATGACAATATCCAGCTTCAGCAGTACCTCTTGCATTATATTCTTGTATATCCCAAAATGGACATATTTTTTTATCATAGCAATAAATACCTTTTGGTATTATAAATTTTGCTATTAATTTTAGAAAAAAATATTTCATAAATCTAACAAAGATGCTAAACTATTTTTATTTAAAGCAATAATATTCCAATCCATAGCATTAGTTAAACGTCTTGCTGGATGCATAAAAACAGTATTCCATTGTTTTTCAATATCTAATTCTATTTTATATTTTTCAGTAACAAATTTCATAAAATTTTCATAATTAACACCATCAAGAATAGCAATTGAGTTTGAATTTAAAGAATTAGGTTCTTGTATATAACAAAATCTAATTTTATCTCCATTATTTATTTTTGGATAAGAACCTTCTAAATTATTTTCTAAAACTATTTTATTATATGATATTACACCTTTTATTCTTGCTTGTGCACCTTTATCAGTAACAGAAGTATAATTATCCAATGATGCAATTCCACCAATTGAAAACATATCTTCACATTTAAGTGTTTTAAATTCTTTATACTTCAAACGTTCAAACTTTTCAACATTTGATTTATTTTCGGTAAATATTAATTCTAAATATTCTGTTAAATTATCAATAATCCATTTTGTAGTAGATGATTTTTTAGCAATTTCAAATCCTTTAACATATGGCTTATCATTTTCATATTTTCTAACACCTTCTTTATCTATCATCTTAATACAATAATTCTTTTTACTTAACCATAAACCTTTATTACCAATTATTTCTCGCTTCATCTCAAATGTATTTTCCATTACATTTAAATTCTTTGCTAATTCTTCAAATCCAATTTTAAGTTGTTCTGCTATCTTTGGATTTATATATTTCTCAATTAACTCATATTTCTTATCAAATGTAAGTGTTTCATAATCAATATTTAATTTATTACATATATTTAATAAAGGTTGTTTAACTTGAAGATAGCAAGAATTATGTAAAAGAATATTATTTCCAAAAAAATTATGATTATCTTCTACTTCAATATCATAAACATAATCTTCAATTTCTCCAATTTCTTCTATTATAAAATCTGTATGTTCAATTACTTTCATTTATTATATCCTTAATTTTTTTTATTATTAAATTAATAGTTTCTAATTTATATTTTTTATAATCTCTTTCCCATATTATAAAATATTTAAAACCTCTATTTGTTATTATATTTTCTTTATATTTATCATTAATATTCATTTCTTTTACAGTTAAATTTTTAATAAATGGGTTTGGAGTATCATTTTCATTATAAATTTCTGGATTACCATGAAAAATATCACCATGAAATTCTATACAAATTTTTAAATTTGATATAACAAAATCATAAAAATATACTTTATTATTTGAAAATATTCTAAATTCTTTATTTTTTTCAGCAAAATATATTTTATCTTCATCTATAAAATCTTTAATTTCATCATATATTTTCCAAAAACATTCTTGAGATATTTTAGAATAAAATGGTTTTATTTTATTTGTATATTGTTTCCATTTTTTAATACCTTCTATTTCACCATATTTTTCAATAAAATATTCTAATTTAACTCCAACATAACTTTGTTTTTTACAATAACTATTCCATTTTTTAATTCCTTTTATTTCACCATGTCTTTTAATTAAATTTATTTTAGTTACAGATCTTGATTTATTATAATTATCAAATTCTTCTTTATTCATTCCATATTTTTTATTTTTATATTCAAAAGTATTTGTTATTGATTGTTTTTTACAATAACTATTCCATTTTTTAATTCCTTCTATTTCTCCATATTTTTTGATTAAAAATTTTTTAGTTATTGATTTTGATTTTATTATTTCTTTTATTTTTAATTCATAATCTTTCCAAAAATAAATCATATCATAATTTGAAATGTTTGGTTTTTTTGGTAAACGGTCATGTTCTTTTATAAAACAATTAGTACAAATATTTCTTAATGGTAAAATTAATTTTTCATCAGTTAATCTATTTGTTAAAATTATATTTTTTGTAGCTCCATATTTTTTATCCATTTCATTATTACACAAAATACATTTCATTAATTACCTCATATCGTTATAAATTTATTTATAATAATTAAAATTTATAACGATACAAGATTTATATAATTTCTATTAATTTATCTGTTTTTAAAATTTTATTAGGTTTAACTTCAATAAATTTATTATTTCTTTTTATTATTATTGAATTATCTTCTGTAATTATTACTTCATTATTATTTGTTTTTATTTTGTATATTTTTTTCTTTGTTTTGTGTTTCATTATATAATTTGCTTTTTTAAATTCTGGCGTATTACCAAAACTTAAAATATCATCATTTTCTGAAATGTGTTTAATAAATTTATTTTTTTTATAAATTTCTTCAATTCCTGAAATATTATTATAGTAATCTTGGATTGAAAGTTTTCCATATTTTTTTGATTCAATAATAGTATTTTTTTCGCAAGAATCCGTGTCCATGTATAAAACTTCAATATTTTTAATATTTTTTTCAATAAATTGAGCTGCCCATCGTGAAACTAATTGAGAAGTATAAGTAACGGATTTAGCTAATCTAATATCATACATATTAAAATAATTTGAACCTAATGCCCCATATCCGGCATTTACCTGTTCAACAAGATTTTAATTGCATGTTGATTTTTATCAAGAACTCTAATTTCATCTTTTAATTCTTGAATTTTGCATATAATATCTTGTCTATTCATTGGGCATCACCTTCCTTTCATGTTTTTAAATTCATTTATAATAAGAATATAGTATTTGTTAATAAAAACAGGTATTAATTAAATACCTGTTTTTAGTTTATTCATTCTATCATTAAATTCCTGAATTGTTTCATTTTTATTTTTAAATGGCCATCTATCAATTGGAATATTATTCATTGGTGAAACTATTTTTCCATTTTGTTTATAAGTCATATTATAATTTTGACCATCTTCAGTTGATATTGGTGTTCTATATTTATTTACATTTTCTTCTAGCATTTAATACTTTAAAACCTCCAAGTTAATTTTAACATCATTTTTTAATACATTAAGAGTTTTATATTTTTCTGTAAATATTGTAATTAATGAATATAAACTAGTTTTATCATAGATAAATTCTTTATTAAAAATTAAATATTTACCATTTTTATTTTCAATAAAAATAGGGTCGCTTGAATTTTTTAAATTGATATATTTAGAAATATTTTTAAGATCGTAAAGTGCAGCTGCATATCTAGTAACTTCACGGCCTGTAAAATTATTAAAACTCATAACTAGTATATTTAATTCATTCATTTTAAAATCCTTTATTTCAGTTGGTTAAATTTTCATATAAAATTTCATATTTCATACTTTTATTATTATTTTTCAAGTCTAAATAAATATTTGGAAATTTAATAATTCTACATGGATTATTTATAGCATATTCTAAATCTACCTCATTTAATAAAAGTTTATTTGTTGTATTTGATTCATAAACAAAAATATTATCATTTTGTTTAAAATAAATATACAATAATTTATCTGAAATGTCAACTGAAAGTTCATTATTTAATAGATTTTCTTTAGTTGCTGCATATAATATTGTTGTTTTTATTTTAACTTCATTAAACATTATTTTTCCTCTTTATTTGAAATATCATAAAGTTTCAAAAATATTTTTATTAATTTCACATTATCAATATCAGCACCATAACTTTTATCTTTAAAATAATTAATAATATATTCTTCAAATGTTTTTACAATAATTTCATTATTAATATCAAAACTATTAAAATTATCAAAAGATAATACTTGTAATTTATAACAAGATTTATCAATTAAAGAAATATAATAATCATATTCTTTATTTGACATAGTTAAATCTTTAGATAAAATAAGTTTAATTTCTTTTTGAGAACAATTATTTAAAACGTTAATAAGATCTTCTTTAGTATTAATACTATATTTAATATGGATATTTTCTTTATTTTTTATAAATTCTTCTTTATTTTTATCAATAATATAGAATCCATGATCAGATAATTCTTCACCCCATTTAAAATCTAAAATTGAACCAACATAAATTATATTATTCATTTTAGTATTAAGATGAAAATGTCCAGAATAAACTTTTTTGAATTGTTTAAAAAATGAAATATTTAATTCAGAATCTCGTTCACTGAATGGTATATCCATTATTTCTTCAAATGAAAAATGTCCAAATACTATAGTATTTTCTTTATCACTTATACCTTTTAAAAATTTATATATTTGTTTTTTATTGATATTATTAATCCAAGGTATACAAATAATATCAAATCCTAAATCTCTTTTTCGTTCAAAAATTGTTGGCTCATCTATAATTCTTTGATAATTAAAATCTTCTAATAATGGTCCAATTCCATTTATTGAATTATCATTTTTATAAAACACATCATGATTACCAAGTAAATAATAACATGGAATTTTATATTCTTCTATTTTATTCAATAATATTTTTATCTTATTTAATACTAAAATATTTATTTCACGTCTATCTTCAAGAAAATCACCCAACATAAATATTTCATCTACTTTATTATTTTCTATATATTTAAATATTTTTTCAAAATATTCTAATGTGTGATCTAAATAAAATTGTGAACTACCTCTTGAACCAAAATGTATATCTGAAAATACTAAAATCATTTATTCCTCTATAGGTTTAAATCCTCTATCTTTTAATGCATCATTAACTTCTTTTAAAGTATAACCTGCTTCAATTGGAGTTAAATATTTAAAATCAGCACTAACTGTAGACCCAGTTGAATCAAACCCAGTAGAATAAATTCTAACTCGTTTTTTTGAAAATGGTTTATTATCAAAAGTAGAAATTGACATTGCAAAAGTTAAACCTTTATATTCAATTGAAGAATTATAAAGATTACTATCTTTTTTCTTTTTAATTAATAATTGTGTTATTTTTTTAATATCTTTTTGTGTTATTAATGGATTTATTTTTTTTACTTCATTTAATTTCATTTTATTCTCTTTCTATATTCACTCATTTTAACATTTGCTGTTATACCACTATAATTATTATTATTTATTATATCTAATATTTCATTTTTTGTATATACCATTGCTAAATCATTAATATCTTTAAATTTTGAATGTTCTTTAGATGGTATATAAACTTTTAAACCTTCACTAATAAATTGTTTCATAATTTTTCTAATGTCATTATTATATATAAAATCTGTATCCAAAATCATAATACAATTTATTGATTTTAAAAAATTTATAATATCTTGATTTATTTTACTACCAGTTAATGCTATAGAATTTGGTAAAAACATACTGTCTATTGGGCCTTCAGTTATATAAACTAATTTTGATTTATCAATATTATGATAATTATATAATTTATGATATTCAGTATTTAACATAAAGGTAATATATTTAGGAATTTTATTAATCAAAGTTCTTCCTTGAATAGCATAAATTTCTTTAGTATCATTTTTTGTAAATGGAATTATTAATCTTGGGTCAAATGTTGGTTTAATTTCTCCAGTTTTTAAAAATTCAGTTAATCCATAAAAATTTTCAATATACCAAAATTTATTTTTAAATTGTAATAAATTTCTTGATTTCAAGTAATCATTAACAAAATTTATTTTAGATAAATCTTTTTTAAAACCAAACAATTTACATGAGTCAATAAATTTTGTTAATTCAATTTTATTTATTCTAGCTGATTCATTAAAGTCAATAACTGTTTTTTCTTTTTTATGAAAATAAGTATCATTAATATATTGTTTAAAAACTTCAGGATAATAAATCTTCAAAAATTCTGATATAAAATAACTTATATGACAATTATGGCAGTAAATACGATTTTGAGCTAAAAGAATATAAAATCGTTTTTTTACAATAGATTTTTGAGAATCACCACAAATTGGACATCTTCCTCGCCATTTATAATTATCAATTTGTTGTAATCCTTCTATATTACATTGTAATATATATTCAATCATTTAAAATCATTTCAATAATTAGTTTATTGTTTATAATATGTAATTGCTTCAGCTTTATCAAATAATACCATTATAGCATTTTTAATACGATTTTTTAAAAATCTTTCTTTATGATATGGTCTTGCAATTACCCACATATTATCAATACAAGTATTTATTGGTGAATCTTTAATTTCTTTTAATAATTTATCTATTAATATTGACATTATTACTCCAATCCATTTTCAACATTATTTAGTTTATTCATAAATTCTAATATTTCATTTGATTTTTTATCAGATAAATTAAGTTCATCTTTAATTTTTGTAACACTTGATTCTTTAAATTTTACATTATTTTTTATATATTTAAAAAATTTATATTTTTTTGGTAAAACATAAAAAAGTAATTTTTCTTGATATTCAACAGGAATATTAAAATTTCTATTTAAAAATACTGAATAAGGAATATATAATTCATCCATAGATAAAAATCTATTAATCATATAACAATTATATAATTTTGTACCTAAATCATTTTTATCTTTTATATATGTAATATTTTTAATTAAATCAAAAAAATTATTAATCATCTTCTATAAATTCCATATCCGTCATAATATCTACAAGTGCTCGAATTAGTTCTATTTCAGGATCTGGCACAATATTTATATATCTATTCATTTCAGAAAGTATTAATATCAATTTAACTTTAGATTCATTTGTTATAATATTAGTATTTACTAATTTATATAACTCAGTCATTATTTGTTGTTCATTACCAATGTGTTTAACGGAAAATTCTCTTACAAGTTTAAAGTTTTTTTGTTTAATATAATTAACTAAATCCGAAATATCATTTTTAACATCTATTTTTTCAACATCTTCAAGTAATATTTTTTTACTATAAGCAGATAATAATTGACAAGTTTTAATAATATTGCGCCAATCAGGAGCATATTTTTTAATAATTGTAGCAATAGCTTTTGGTTCAAATTCAATATTTTCAGAATTTAAAATATATTCAATTCTTTTATAAGCTGATTTATAAAGTTCATCTTTATTATCTGTAAACATTTTATCAAAATTAAATATTTTAAGACGAGATTTTATAGGATCTGGAAATGCTGATTCTCTATTAGCAGAAAATACAAATCGAGCATTATTTACTTTCAATTCAATTTCTGATTTTAAAGCATCTAATGCTTGAGGTGAAAGTCTATCAGCTTCATCTAATAAAACAACTTTAATAGCATCATTATATGAAATTGTTGAAACAAACTTATTAATATTATATCTTACAGTATCAATACTAGTTTCTCGTGAAGCATTTATAAATGTTGAAATAAAATTTTCTGAATCCTTAATAAGATTCATTATTGTAGTTTTACCAGAACCTGGATTTTGTGAATATAATAAACAATTTCCAAGCTCATTATTATTTATCCAATCTGAAAATATTTTTTTATATAAATCTGATAAAATCATTTCATCTACTGATTTTGGTGAATATTTAAACTCCCATAATTTTTCCTTAATATTCAATTTAAATTTCCTCTTTTAAATATTTTTTATAATCATTGTCTAATTTATCTTTAATTTTTTCAGTAATAATATCATTAATAACTATTACACATTTTATATTATTTACGTTTGCTACTGAAATTGTTTTTGTTTTATAATCATCTATATAAAAATATTTAAATGTTTTTTGGTTATTTTTGTAATTATTCCAATTTTAATATCCGCATAATTCATATTTGGATATGCTATATAATCACCAACCTTTAATTCTTTATCAAATTTATCTTTCATTTTGAAATTCCTTTATTATCAAAATAATCTTTACATAATTGTCATATTTCAGTAAATAACCAATATTCAAGATTATTTTGGTGTATTAAAAGTAGTTTATCAGAATAATAATTTTCTAATGATTTCATAAATTCTTCAGGTGTCATCATATTTTTCTCTTTAAAATTGGGCTACATTTCAATTATAATATAATCAAAATGTAACCCAATGTCAATTAAATTAATCTACAATATTAGAAGCAATACCATAAATATTACCAGTTGTTTTATTTTCAAAAAGTACAAATCCAATTGGTGAAAAATAACAAGTATAATCATCTTCTTCAATTAAACTTATTAAAGAAACATCAATATCAAATCTGTTTTTTAATAAAACATTTTCCATATTAATTTCAATAGAATCTCGTATTTTAATATCTGTTGAACCTAGATTATTATATAATACTATTTTGTTATTTTGTATTGAAAGAACATTAAAGTTTACATTTGAGAATTTTTTGATTGTTTTAAAATAATCAGATTTAAATTCAACAACTTCAACATTTTCACCTTCTTTAATACTTGAAATTATTTTTGAATAACTTTCATATACTTTACTAATATCTTTTATAATATCAGGATTTCCATAAAGATATTTACACTTAACATCTTCATTTTCATCTGTAATTATAATATTTTCTTTTTCAATAAATATTTTACCTTTACCAACCATTTTAATAGTCTTAAGTATTTCATTAAGATTTAATAGAATAAATTCATTTTCTTTATTGAAATTAAATTTTTCATTAATATAAAGAATAGTAAAAGATTTATCCAAAATATTAGTAGATATAATATTTGTTGAATTACCATTAATGTATACTACAGAATTTATCTTAGCGCAATTTGTCAATATTTTATATTGCTCATCAGTTAAATCCCATAGATTGTTTTTATTTGTCAATTTTTATTCTCCTTTTTATTTCAATTATTCATTAAAAATATCATCTAAATCTAAATCATCAGAAGTTTCAATTTTATCTTTTTCATCAATAGTTAGTTCATTTCCAATATCTTCTTCTTTTTCTTCAATTACAGCAGTTTTAAATATTGAATTTTCTTTAGTTTGTTCAACAGTAGTTTCAACTTTTTCAACTGAAATTTTATTAAACTCAAGAACTTCATTAAGAATATCTTGTAATTCTTCTTTTGATTTATAATCTTTTTCAGTTATAAAATCTTCAACTTTATAAAGACCATCAAGAATTTCAATCATTTTATTTTTCTTTTCTTCAGCATTTGCTTTAGGGTAAAGATAATCTACAACTGATTTTCCTGATATTTGCCATTCTGAATTTTCAAATGTTCTGTATTTATTTTTTTCTGTGATTTTAACTTTTAGAGGTAAAATATCATTTGGATTATGAACATAGATTGGTTCATCACCATCCATTGGTACAATTTTACTATTAATTTTTAATTGAATTTGAGCGCCATAGCGCCATTTAAAAATTTTACCAACTTCTTCAGGATTACTATCATTTTTTAATATAATAATATTTGAATAAAAATAACGTTTTCTTGCTAATGATAAATTAGCACCAAGTTTTTTATCTTCTTCAGTTCCATTGTAAAAATCAAAGAATTTATTACAAATTGGACAATCACCATTTTGAAAATCTGGTTTTGAAGAAGGACAAACAATATTATAAATTTTTCTACCATTTTTTCCAAGCATTGTTCCATGAGTAGGAATAAAAATAAATGGAGATAATTCTTTATTTTCTTCATCATAAGCATTAGCAAATGGTAAAAATGCAATTGTGGCTAAACCTGTTTTAGTTGAATCATCCCAAGGTGGGGTCCAAAATGTTTCGTCTTTTGTGGAATTTGATTGAGTTTTTTGAATTACTGCTTCTTGGATTTTTTTGTTATTAGCGAAAATTTGTTTTGTTAAATCAATTTTTGAAGCGTTCATATTAAAGTTTCCTTTCATTGTAACATTAATAATCTTAAAATTTTATAACTTTTGTAAACTTCTAAATAATAAATATTTTTCTTAATACTACGTTCTTTTACTTTTGTTTCTAGTTTTAATTTTTCTAATTCAATATCATTTTTATAATATGCATAACCCAAAGTTATATTTGATATTATATCTTTTTTGTATAATTTATATATAACTGGAAATTCATTTATACAATCAAAAATTTTAACTTTTTTTTCTTTTGAGACTAATTTTATCGTTTCTATATCATTTTTTATATTATTTATATAATTCTTATTTAAATTAGTCCATCTTGCTATGGACTTATCAATATTATTAATATCTATTTTGTAAATATCATTATTATCTATAAAAAATCCATTTGTGAAATTTGTAATGTCTTTTTTAGATGGATATAATTTACATATTAAATTATATAATTTTTCATATCTTAAATAATATTTGTTATTATTAATATTATTTAATAAATATGATTCATTATTAATAACTTTATAATTCCAGTTAAAAGGTTTGAAATATCCATTTAAGTAAATAAGTCTGGAATAAAGCATTTCTGGTGTACTATTCATTTTATCAAATTAAAAATAGGATTTTCTAGTATAGAATTATCTTTAAGAAGTTTTTGTTCACGAGCTTCAGAAGCAAGTTGTTCTAACCATGCTTTTGGTAATTCTGAGAATTTAAATTCTTCTATTTCTATACCTAATTTTTCAATATACTTTAATGTAGCTGCTATATATGATTTTTCTTCTTCATAATAATAATTTAATAAATTGTAATTAGTTTGTCTTATATTGTTTAACATTTATTATATTTCTTTTATACTTAATTTAATCCATTCATTAGAATTTTCTAAATTATAAATTTTAAAATCTTCAGATTTTAAATATATATTTGATATTAAAAAATCTATTAAATGTTTTAAGCGATCTGTATTACTTTTTATATGATCTGTTACATAAATTTTTTCATTTAAATATTTTTTTGCAATATTTAAAAATACATTGGCTAATAAATAAGATCTTCCGCTTTGTCTATTACCAATTGGATCAAAAAACCATTCAAAAATTTCAAGTACATTTTCTTCATTATTTAAAAAAACTTCTTCAACATAATTAATTGTAAAATTTGATTCAGCATTTAATAATTTTTGAGCATAATTAGATAAACGTTCAGAATATTTATTATTTAAATTATTTCTTATTTCAGTTATTTTTGATTCTTGTATTAACATATATTTTTAATTTCCTTTTTGTAAAATTCATTTGAATTAGTATTTTTAAAGTATTCAAGTTCTTCAATCATTTTTTGTATTTCATTTTCATATTTATTTATTGAGGTTTTGGTTAATTGTGCAACTGATATTTTAATAAATATTGAAAAATTTTCTTCAGATATTCCAAGATTATCAATACAATATTTTTTAATATCTTCAATTTCATTTTTGCGTAAATCAATAGACATAATATAATCAATAAATTTAATGCGCTGTTTATTTTTATCAATTTCATTTGTAAGGAACTTAATTTTATAATCAATGTATTTATCAATATAAATTATTATTTCATCTACATAGTACTTAATTAATTCCTCAGATGTATTAAAATGTATTACTTCATTACCATTTTTGTTTAATACATTAATATTTTCATTAAGTGCATATTTCAATTTAAAAATTTCTATAAGATTTGATTCGTATTTTTCCATAAACTTCTTTGTTACTTTTACTTCAAAATCATATTTTTCAGCACTTCCATCAGAATAATCTAAAATTATTCCTTTTTGCTTCATTTTCTCAAGCATATTATTATAAGTATCAATATTATAATAATCAGTTAATTCTGTAATTCTAAGTGTGGTTGAAGATAATTTTTCAATATTACCAATTTGATACCATATTCCATTTTCTTTAATAATATTTCCTTCAAACCATGAATAATGAGGTATCATATTTTTCATTGGTTTATTATCTAAATATCTTAATATGTTCTTTTGAATATCTTGAACTTTGTAAGGTAAAATGTTTGTACTTAAACCAACAGCAATTCCATATAATCCGTTTATTAAAATCATTGGAATTTTGAATAGATAAAAATCAGGTTCATATATATTATTATCATCTTGTGGTGTAAATTCTAATACTTCTTCAATAAATAAATATTTTGTAAATTCATTATTAATTTTAATTGAGGTATATCTACAAGCAGCAGGTGATGGAATTAATTTTGTACCAAAATTACCTTCACCGATAAACATTGGAATATTATTTTTAAAATCAGCAGCAAGGTTATTAACAGCACCTTCTATTGATAAATCACCATGATGATAATTTGATTTTGCTTTAATTGTTCCAGCAAAAGCACCAGTATTCATTTCACCATGAAGAAATTTAATTCCTGTAAAAAATGCTTTTCTATGAATCGGTTTAAATCCATCAAATAAATGTGGAATTGCTCGATTAAAAACTGATTCAATCCGATATTCTTTGTGCCAATCTTTAATCAATTCCATTTAAATTTTCCTTTAAAAATGTTGTAATATTTTTTATCATTAATATAATATACAAAAATTTTAGTAAAAAGTCAATTAAAATATGCCACAATTTTTATAATTGTGGCATATTTTATTTTTTATAAATTTATTCTAAACTCATTAACAAATTTGAATCAGATGGAATAATTTTTTCAGGCATAGCACCATTCCATTTTTCTGCCATTGTTTTTTGTGCTTGAGCTTTAATCAATTCAATTTCAAGTCTAACTTGTGCAGTACGTGCTTCAGCAGCTTTTGCAAATTCTTCAGCAGCACGTCTATCAGCATTAGCAATATCTACATTACGCTGATTAATTTTTGCTTGTGAAGCATTAATATTATTTTCTTCAATTATCTGCATTTCGGAAGTAAATGTATTATTAATTGAATCTTGAATTTCTTCATCTTCATATTCAAATCCACCAACAATACCAATATTTGAAATATTTATTCCCATATCCTTAAAATGATTGGTAGTTTCATCAAATATAGTTTTTGAAATTGATTCTTTTTCTTTACGATTTTGTTCTATTGTACGTTTACCACACTCAATAGCAAGTACAGAAGCAACCTTACTTCTTATATTTGTATCAATAATTTCATCAAGCTGTTTACCACTATACCAATATAAGAATCTTGCAGTATTTTCTTCAGGAATATTTGCAGTAATATTTATTCCTACACCAAATCCAATACTTTCATTTGATTCAACATATATTAATTCATTATTTGTGGTTGTTCCAGAATTATTATCACCAGTCCATTCTCTAGTAATTGGTGTTCGTTTTACTGTTACAACTCTCATTGTTGGAATCCATTCATATGATGCGGGTAAACGTCCAATCTTACGTTTTCTAATAGGAATTGTTACTCGCTTAGCAGCAATTTTGTTTTCTTCAAGATATGCTTCTGACATAAACTTACCTTGTGTATCAGTAGCACCTTCCATTGGTACAAGAAATGCTGTTTCATTTGTATCAATTTCAACAATTGGTGAAATTTCAGGCTTACCAACAATAATTCCACAACCTAAAAATAATGTAGAAAATGCAATAATTACACAAAACAATGTAATCTTAAAACAATTCATTTTAATTCTCCTTAAAAATTAGTTTTTAATAGATAAAATTGATAAAATTAATGTAAATACAACATTAAAAGTAATTATTGAACGTTCAATAATACCTCCTATAACCATCTGTATTAATGAATAATTAAATATACTAGAATTTAATTGTTGAACTGCATATACTGATATTACTTGATTTCTAATAGGAAACCAAATTGATAAAAATATTATACTTAAAACAAGTATTAAAATATTAATTCCCCACATTACCTTAAGTTTTGTTGACATTTAAAATCTCCTTATTCATTAGTGGTTTTTTTAGTTAACAAATAAATAACATCTATAAAATAAATAATTCCAAAAAACGCATTACAATATTCTGCTTCATTAAAAAATGTTATTCCCCATATAACACCCAAAATAAAAATTAATATTGCTTGAAATAAAATTTCATTTAATGAAAATTTAATATACATTTTTAATCCTCTTCAATTTCATTAGAGTAAATTTCATTATATACTTTATTAATTTCTTCAACATTTTTAATAGTAATAAGTTGTGGATTATTGATTGAATATTTAACAGCATCTTTTGTAAGTGAACCAAGTCCCTTAAAGAATTTAATATCTTTAGCATCTTTTGGAATTTCATCATTAAAAGAATAGCATACAGTTTTTCCAATTTTATAAGAATATTTTGGTGTATTTAAAACAGCAAGTCTATTTTGTTCAATAAACCATGGAAAAAATTTAGAAAAGAATTGTATTAATAATACTCGAATATGAGCTCCATCAGGGTCAGCATCAGTAGCAATCCATACAGTACCATGTCTTAAATTATCAGGAGTTCCTAAATGAACTGCCTTAATTAAATTTTCATATTCTTTATTTTTAATAACTTGAGGTAATGTTAATCTATAAACATTTTTACATTTACCCTTAAGAGGAATTAAAGAATGAATCATTTTATCTCTTACAGGTTGAAATGCACCTCTAGCAGAATTATGTGAAATTACACCGTTAGATAGTACAAATGATTTATCAGTTTGTACTGTTATATCTACCATTTGTGTTTTTTCATTTGTTTTAATAATATCTTCAATTTCGCATAATTCATACATTTTTTAATTCCTTTTATAAATTTTGTTTATTTTTAATATAATTAAAATAATACTATTTGTCAATATAATTTTTAGTTATATTATCAAATATATTTTCTTTATCATCAGATGAATAAATTTCAAAAATATTATAATTATTATTTTTTGCTATATTTTTTTTATTTGAATCTAATTTATATTTATCATCTGCGCTTATTTTTATAATTGGATTATACCAATTATTCCATATTTCTATATTTTCTTTTTTCCATTTTGGATTTGGATGCCAAAATTCTCCATGATATTCAATAATTAAATTAATTTTAGGTATACAAAAATCATAAAAATATTTTTTACCATTTTCATCTTTTAAATAATACTCTGAATTTTTTCCCATACCTATAAATATTTCTTCTTTATTAATATCACATTTTCTAAAAAATTTATAATATTTAATAAGAATTTTTAAAGATTCTTTAGATACTCCATTACATTTAAAATTCCTATAACTATTACTACAACATTTTTCTATTTTTTCTTTATATTTTTC